AGGCCATCTAGCATCAGGGTGGTATGTTCACCGGCCAAAGTGATCATACGGCCTGCGTAGTTTGGGTGTTCTGTGAAGGTGAAATAAGACTCCCTATTACTTTAACAACCGGCCAGAAGTTATCATAACAGTTTGTCTTATTTCAGGTTAGGTGTGGGTATCCTTACGGGGCCACAATATTCTGAACATAGTTATATCCAGAAAATTTTATTTGTCAACACTTTATCGTGCTGAACCAGATAAATCGTAAATAAATTTACCTGTGCGAATCGCTTCTGCAATCTCTTCTTGCTTAGCTTCATATTGCTGAGCAGTCATGCGATTAACATCGGACTCTTTAATATAACTTCTAGTCTCGTCGCTTTCAGGGGCTGACCGTTCTTTACGGGTACCAACAGCTTTAGCCGCTTCTTTATCCGCATTCGATTTCTTTTTACTGGTAATCCCCATGTCGGCTTTATACAAATCGATAGCACGAGAAGCTGACATTGCATCACTTTCATTATCGTACAATGCATCTTGAATCCACTTAGGTTGATCTTCAACCCAGTTATGGAAATCGTCTGTCTCACGTATTTCTTCAAAGTCAGGATGTATGCGCATTAATTCAGCTTCTGCTTTTTCTCTACGTGCTTCTATCTTTAATTCATCAATTTGTTTAAATTTAGATTCATACTCAGACGTTTGCTCGTGAGCTTTTTTCATTGCAATTGTTTCTACAATCTTTGCAACGTCTGGATATTTTTCCATCCATTCAGAAAGTTCATCTTCTGATTTAGGATATTTAATTTCTTTTTTGGTTGAAGCTTCTAGTTGTGTACGCAGTTCATTAATTTGTTCTTGTAACTCATTCTCTTTCTTCTGCGAGTGTCTGCGCAAATCGCCGTACCGTTTTTTAAAAGTCTTCTCCTCTGCGCTCGTAGGTTCAGGACCATCATCAACTTCTTCTTCTGTTTGTTCGTTTTCTTGATCACCTTTCATTAAAGCTTCAAGTTCAGCTTCCTCTTCTTCAATGCGTTTCTTATTAGCGTTACGCTTAGCAAAGCCAGATGCGACTTTGACTTGTTCGACTTTAGTAGCCATTTCAGTTGTGGTTGTAGACATGAATATTTCCTTTGTCTGGGGCTAACGGTAGCTTTTTAGGGCGTTAGGTAGCCAGTTAAATGGGTTATTTTTTACGTGCCATTAACCCGAAAGCACGATTCGTTTGACTGGCGAGTCCGCCTTTTTTAAATGAAGGCCCACCGTATCCGTCATCACCTCCAAATCCACCTCCAGACATACTGCCGCCCTCATTACTACTACCTCTACCGCCGCTGTCGTCTCTGTCAATATTGTAGTTACGAGAGTTCCCGTCTTTATCAATGGCACGGTCTGCTTTACCGTCACCATTAATGTCCACATTAATTTCGCCACGAGAAGTTACGTTAGTTACACTGAAGTTGGACGGATCAACGGACCTTCCTCTACTCTCTTCTCCTCTCGCAATGTTTCGTACGGCTTGGTTAAACTTAGAAGTAGCTTCTTTTTCAGTACGTCCTTGGGAAAGCGCAGAGCTTCGGATTGCATCCCCCAGAGGATCTTTAGATACTTCGACTTTGATTCCGCCCGCAGGTGTTTCTTCTCTTGATAGCCTGCCCTCAACAATACTTCTAGCTTGGTCAAGTGTTATATTTTCTCTACTTGCTAATTCATTGACCTGAGTATCTATAGACTTCGCTCTAGTTTCCGCCTGTCGTTGCATTGCTGTACGTCCAGCATATCCTGTATCAGATGCAAGTGTCATGGACCCCATTCCGGTAGCATCAAAGAAAGCCGCTTCTTCTATCATGTCACGGTATGCTTCTTCCCCGATAGTTTCCGGCGAGAACGCATTTTGTACGGCACGTTCTGCCAATCCCTGATCTTGTAATGAAATTTGCTGTTGCCCAGTACGAGGGTCAATATCTAAAGTAGGTTGTCTGAATCCTTGCGGTGTTACAGACATAGCCGCCGCTAGTCCGGGGCTTAGGCCATAATCAATCGCATTAGTAAAGGATTTTTGAATCTGCCCAGTAGAAATATTATCTACGTCAGGTAAAGCGTTCAATATCTTTCCTAGTGTAGGGTTGGCTTTTTCGATGGATGATTGCATTATTCCTTCAACTTCATTCATCTTTTTATTCATTCTAGCAATGCTAGCACCAGCACCAAGTATAGCACTTAAACCGCCGCCTCCAACAACACTTAACAATGCACCACCAATACCACGAATCTGCGCATTTCTGTAATCCTTTACTTGTTCAGCCAAAGGATGCTGTCCCTTACCAACACCTTTATAATTCTTGCCAAACAAATCAGAAATACCACGAGCAACGCCAACTACCGATGTGCCTTTAACTTTAGCTGTCGAGGGGCCAGAATCAGAATCCCCTCCGGTATCGGTTACCTTTGTTGTTTCTACCGCAGTTTCTGGTGCCGCTGTAGTGTCTTCCTCTTCTGGGGTAACGCCACGTTTTTCTTCTACATAACCTTCTGGGATAGGTAGCATCGGTTGACCATTCATAAATGGTATATACGCAACAGCTTTAGTTTGTTCGTTGACAAACTTTTTCATTTCATAAGGCAAAGGTTGTGTAGCAACATCACGAGTATCGGGGGTAGGTTGCGTGATTGGTCCTTTAGCAAATTGTCCCGGCTCAGGTAATCTAACAAACTGTCCCGGCTGGTAAACTGATTGAGTAGATTGTTGCTGTTCTCCAGTAAACTTGGGGGTAGTATAAACATTAGAAGGCTGTAGATAACTAGGAAGCTGTTGATTTAAATATGTAGGTGTTCCAGAAGTGGGTGTTACACCACCTATATCCATTTCAACAGGTTCGGAAGATGCGCCTTGATTTTTAATCATTTCGCCTATTTCGGCTTTGAAGTCTACATTATCTGGAATGACAGCCTCATCGCCGTTGCCCATCTGACCCATTGCTTCCATCTTAGCTAGCCCTTCTTTAGCTTTTTGACGGAGCATCATTAAATTTTCTAGGCCAATATAACGTGTCACATCCGCCGGGAATACAAATTCCCCTTCACTAAGTTTAGCATCGATGTCGTCACGAACTTCTGCTTGTGTAGAACCTGAAGGTACATCATTGCCCGATACAGGATCTACTGTGCCCCCTTCGTCTAGCAGTCCACCATCGGCATAGTTGCCAGCTTCTTTTTGTTGATCTAAGAATTTCTTTGCTTGCTCTCTCGTAATTTCTCCGGAGCGTAACATACGCAACACATCTTCAGCGGCATACGTTGCATCTTTGTAAGTTTTAGAAATGAGCGTTCCATCTTTTTTTGTTACTTTTTCTTTTACGCCGCTTTCAAGCATATCATTCATTTGAGCAAATGCTTTACTTGCTTTTTCAGATTGAGACAGACCGCCATTGTCAAACGCTTTAGTAGTTTCATCGTCTTGCGTTTGCTCTTGTGAAGAAACTATAGATCCTAATTTTCCTGCAAGAGGAATACCTAGAACAGCACTGTAAAGAGAATATGGTATTTTTGCTTTTTTGTTTTTCTTCTTCGCATCTATAAATTTTTTAAGATCTAGTGCATTTGTAGTAACAGTTGTACCGTCTGGGCGTGTCTGTTCTATTTCTACAAGAGGAGCACCATACTTTTGAAGACGCTTTTCACTGATAAGAGTTTTGTCATAAAAATCAATAACGCCCTCTCCACCGAATTCCATTTCTGGTGTAATTTCGACTGATTCCCCGCTATCAGCTAAACGTCTTACTTCACCGATATTTATGTTCAATGCTTTGGCAACTTGTTCATCTGTATACATACGCTGAAGAACTTCGTCAGCAATAGCTTCTGAATCTTCTAAGGAGGAACGGATAGTAAGCATTTTATCGATAATAGACTCAGGCAATACTAATGAATAAACTTGAATTGGATCTTCAGTTATTTCTGCTACGAAATCCTCTACATCACCTCCGACATCAATACCATAATCAACGAGTGAATCCATGAAATCATCGACTAGCTTTTCTGCGTACTGTATGCCTTCAGCAGAAAGAGTTTTATATCCAAAGTCATTAAACTGAACAGTAACCATCGCACGAGCTAGAATAGATAAATTATTTTCAAATCTAGCGTTTTCAATATCATCTAAATATCCAGAAAATTCCATTGGATTATTTAAATATTCTTCGTATCCCATACCAGATAATATTTCTTCAACATCTGGAGACATCTTGGGATTAACGATATTCAGATCATCTATATTTTCCAGATCTGAATATTCTTTACGTATATCAAGACCCGTAAAAATTATATCAATTTTGCCAGATTGACTTCTTGTAAGAATAGCTTTCAGCGGCTCTTCAGTTGAAATGGCTTCAACTGCCCCTACCGCTCTACCAATTTCTCTACCGGGTGTAATTGCTAAATATCTATCCCCGTTTTGAACTGCTCTTCTGACAGCTTCCTTGACTCCCAGCACTTCCCAGTTATGTACCATTGGAAGAGTTGGATCACGGTATTCAGGCTTTGTGGGTCTAAGCGGTGTTGCTTCTTCTTCTTTTAATTCTAGGGGCGTTCCTTTTTGCGCACGTTGTTGGATATCAGATTGTAATTCTAATAGGTTAGTTACACCTTCACCGTCTGTTGTTTTTCCACGATTTAGACGGAGATGGAATAGTTGATCCCTTTCTGGGAAATGAAGACCCATTTCATCTTCTGATCTGGAATAAAATCCAGTAACTGAACGATCTGAAAGCTCTCCGGTACGTCTAGCGGCTCTCTTTCCTTCTGGACCTTCCCGCAAACCGTATGTAATTTCTTCATATGTATCTGGATCACCAATGTCTTGTTGATAAATATTATAACTAGTCATTGTGGTTCTTTGTTTAGATTGCGGCCCTGTTACCGGCTCAGGCGACTCAAACTGAGGAGGAGGAGATTTTTCAATTATTTTTTTACCGCCAACAAAGCGTGGATTAACTGTCTCCCCCTCTCCTATCGGGGGAGGTATATCACCACGATACACACCACGACTTTCTAATCTCTCTGCCCGACGTTTATTAATCTCTTCAAGCATTTCATCTCTAGTTAATTGCTCTTGTCTACGTGAGCCTGTCTTAGGATCAAAGTCATCAAGTAAACCGAGGTCTTGCATCTCTTCCGTAGACACGCCTTCCTTTTGCATTTGTTTAATATATGCGGCGGCTGGCTTCCGTTTTGTTTGTCCGAGCGGAGACTCAGAAACTACATCTTCTGACTTCAATCCATAATCAGCAAATACATCCCCCATTTCCTTGCGGAGTGTTTTCGCTACCAACCGACCTAATGCTGACATTAATCTGATGCCTCTTCTCTGAGATACTTGAGATAGCGCAGTGCTTCAATCGCACCCTGCGCTCGATGAACGGATACTATATTATCCGCCTTTTCTAGTTTTCTATGGTGTTCGGATATCAGGATGTCCAAATATTCACAAAAGCCATCCCATTGTCTTTTTGTATTAACGAAAGCTTTAAGCTTACTGACCGACGACTTCCGGTCCTGCTCCACCTGCAACATTGCCACTAAATCCTTGCTCACCCGGAATAGGTGATTGACCGATACCAATGTTACCTCCACCCGCTCCTGAAGTATCTTGTACTCCCGGAATCATAGGTGCACCACCAGCTTGTGGCTCAGGCATTGGATTTTCTTGTCTGAACAGTTCGGCTTGTCTAGCCGCCTCTTCCATATTGTTTGTTACTTTGTCAGGATCAAGATCCATTGACTTAGCGATTTCCCGAATGATGTACGGGAATTTTGCGTACGGAGCAAGCACGGGGTTAGAAGCAACTTGCATAAATTGCATCAGACGTTGTGATCTTACTTCATTCGCCATTAAGGATTCAGTACCACGTGCCTTGACTTCTAAGTCCCCTTTGATATCCGGATCAAAGTCAAACTGCATATTGAAACCAAACAGAGCTTCACCAAGTGGGCGCAACAAATAATCATCTACATTTTTAATGACTGTCTTAATGCCACCTGCCGCCGCATTCATCAGCATAGAGATACCAGATGCTGTACGACCTACGCCCGCAACGCCTGTTTGTCCGTGCGCAAAAGATGGGAACCCTGTAGACTCATCTGCAAGAACACGAGCCTTATCAAACATTTGCATGTTTTCTTGAGAAACATTCGGAAACTTTGTACCGAAGATAGCTTGACCCGGTGCGCCGCCTTGACGACGGAATACTTTACCCGGATACACAGAAAGATCTTGTCCCGGCACTAAGTTAGTTTCATCGATTTCAATTAGCATATTTCCTGACAACACAGCGTTGTCTACTGCCATACGCATGAAACCATTCATTAATGTTTGCGTATCGTCCATATTCTCAGCAATACCTACACCGAAGAAAGAATATGGGTTTAGCTCGTAAGGTACTGCATAGTAAGGAATTTTTGCTGGCTTGAAGGGGTTGAGTACTGCACGAATCACACGGCCATTACACAACCATATGTTTGCTTGCAACTCATCAATATGTTTAAATTCTTCTGGTACATCTACCCCAGCTTCTTTTAAGATATCGAGATCGATGTTCCCCCAATACTCAAGGACTTCGTATCGGTTAATGTCGTACTCAATTTGATAATCGCTTAGGTCATCTTCCCAGTATTTCTTATCGTATGATTCGCCCATATCAATGGCATCATCAATTACTTGATCACGGAAGAATGGACGCTTCTTCAATGCACGTAATTGTGTGCGTGACATCTTGTGTCTTTCGACAACGTATTGAGCTTCATCCATATTGTCTGCATCAGGATCAGGATAGAAGTTCCAGATAGATACGTGATCTACGTATGGTACTGTGCGAATTAAAGGATCGTACTCTCCCTCTTCATCCCAGTTTGGATACTCTTTGTCTACAGCAAACGGACCTTTCATAATCCCAGTGCCAAAGAGTGCCATCTCAAATGCGGCACTGCGAAGCTTCTTGGAGGCACTAGATTCCTCTAGCTGATCCATAATTTTCTTTTCCATTTTTTTAGCGGCTAACTGCGCTGGAAAAAATGTTTGTGCTGTTGGTGTTACGCCCGGACCTTCTTCAAGTTTTTCAATACCTTGCAACTTATTTGTAGAACTTCCTAGAAGATCTTTTAGAGTTGCTCCAGCAGGAAAATCTTTTCCATCCCCAGCGAATCCGTAAGGAGATTCCCCTACTTGGATTCCTTCATCCTCTATGCCTTCAGGTTTTTGTGGATCAAAGTTAACTGCTTCTACAACGCCTTCGGGTAGAATCGTTGGTTCGACAGATAGGGGGAAGCGTTGACCAGCGAATAATACATCAACAATCTGCCCGTACGCCGCAAGAGTTTTTGTCTTAGTTACTTTAATAAATACACGGGAACGCTCAGCTTCAGTGAACTGAACCTCAGGACTATACAAACCTCTATAGTTGCGATAAGCCTGCAACCATCTTTCTTCTTCAGTACGCCGAGTGTCTTCCGCTTTAGTGTACCGCTCCATCACAAAGTTTAAGAGCCGTAGCACTGACGGATCTTCATCGGAGTAGGCTGTTACATCTTCTAATGTAATTCCAGTATCTTCGATGATAGTATCTTGTTCTTGCATATTTAATATCCAAATGTATTATCGGCTGGAACGTATCCAGAAGGTCTTTGGTGAGAAGGATCGAAATCCCAAATAGAAAATCTTGGTCTAGACATTATACCATAACGCAATGCGTCATATAAATGGTCTTCTGCTTTAGTGTCTACGTCTTCAGGATTTTTCTTATCTAATGGAATGCTAGGCAGTTGAGCGACTAGGTTAGTACAAGTTTCAAAGAAAACAATTCTTGGCTCTTCAGTAAACTCATCGACTTGCAACCTGCGATGTACTTCGTTCTTTCCTGCTTTTCTGGAACCTGCTGAACGATCCGATGGCCTCCAACGGCACCCTTTCTGAATCATCTGTTCTGCAAGCGATGGACCTGTATCACCACGCTTGTGCCAGCATGAACTATCTAGGACTCCGTACTTAATGTTCCCGTCGCCCGACTCAAGATCAAGTACCATATCTGCAAGATCAGTTGCCAAGACTTTACTAACATATAACTCACGATAGACAATAAGCTGTTCGTCAGGACTACAGGCAAACCAAACAACAGCAGAATAAGAGCCGTACCCATAATCGCAGGCCCGAAACTTAACCCAATTATGAGGTATGTCAAAAGGCTCAACGACATGTATAGATCTGTTGAATTCAGGAAACGCCGCACCTTCTGCAACATCCCAGTTTCCTTCTAGTAATTGTTTGCGTTGATGCTCAGGTAAAGACAAGAGCATCGCCTCGTAGTCACCTTGATCATACAGATACGGATTATCTGTCAGCATCGCTGGGATAAATCTACGTTTAAATAAGGGTTGACCCGCCTTGCTGTGAGCAGGAGGATACACTAAAGTTTGATTTGTGTCAATGTCCGTAGCATTAAAAGGCTTTCCGGGAGGAGAAGGATCAATGAACATTTTCTTAACCCATTGATGCCCCGGTCCTCCGGGGTTTGTCGTACCACGCATATAGATAGGAAGATCTGATGCTGTGCTACGCAAACGAGAACGCATGTAGTTCCACGCAAATGGAGTGGGCCACTGAGTCAACTCATCGAAGCCTACCCAACTAAATGCAAGACCTTGATAACGCATAACGTCTTCATCTCTATCAAGGTATGAGAACCACAACCTAGCACCGCTAGGTGCAGTCCACTGCATCTTTCGTTCTGACCACTTGATTCCGGGCCAGATCTTTGGATACATCTCTTGGGATTTCCAGATCAGTTCCCTAAGTTCTTCTGTTGTGTGACGAAGTAACAATCCACTGAATGATGGGTGGCCCATAAATCGTAACGGGTCAGCCAACATAGCATAAGACTTACCACCGCCTGCGGCACCTCCATAGAGTACCTCCCTTTCTCCTGCGGCTAAGAACTCAGTCTGAGGTCCGGGGTTAGGCTTAAAGATAACATTATGTTCTTCAGGCCGTATCGGTTCAAACTCAGGTTCCTCGTGAACATCTTCACGAATTTCAATTGCTGGCTGGCTCTGCACTTTCGGTGCTTCTTGTTGCACCGAGCCTCGTCCTTTCGATTTCCTCCGCCTGCTGGATCGCCTTCTGGTACCTTCTGGCCCACTCACGGAGAGTTGCAATTCGTCTTTTGTTGGATTGCTCACTTTCGATTCGCTTTTTTAAACCTACATGAGAAATGCTTCGACCCGTTTGTTTTGTCAGCCAATTACAAACTTCTCTGTAGCTGTACTGCTGTAGGTATTCTTTCGCTTTCTCTAACGCCCTGAGTTCTCTTGGTATCGGCAGTAACATGTCACTGTCTTCAGGATCTTCTTCATACCCAAACGGAATGGTTCTAGCTATTCGTGGGATAGGTATAAAGTCTTCATCTTTAATTATATTCTCAGGCTGTGGTAATATCCACTTACCTGTATTTCGTTTAGTCGTCATCCTCTGTGCGTTTCGGTGGGAGTATCATCACACCGCCTGATGCTTCAACCTGTACCTTTTCAGATTTAATAATACCAATACGATCCATCACTTCTTTAGCCGCTTGCATCTTCTCTTTGATGCCTAGCTCAGTAGGATCGTGTAACGCACCAACCATAGCCATAGCCGCACGAGGGCCATTCTGGGCGAGGTACATGTTGGTACGTTCTAAAATTTCATCTTTTAGTGCACTTACAATTTCAGCAGTATGTTGATTCGTAGAATACCCTGCAAGCTTTTTAGCTTCCACAACACTGCCACGTGCATCTTCAAACAGCACATCTAAAAATTTTTGTTGTTTCTCCGTTAGCTTACGGGCCATCATACCTTCCTATATGCTTTAACTTTTCTTGCAATCCCACTAGGCTGTGCAACAAATTGTTTTCCCAATGACTTGCCCTTTCTCTTGGCTCTCGTAGTAGCGGCATACTCTGACGGGGAAAGAGCCTTGATAGCTTTCTCCGGTAGGTAACGCTCCCCTGTAGCTTTCGGTCCTTGTGTAGATGGCTTGCCACTTTTGGTACGCCACTTTTGTTTGGTCCAAGCTTTGAGACTGCGTTGTGGTGCTTTCACGATGTGTATCCGCCACCTTTTTGTTTGTATTGCAGGGCAAGCATCTGAGCCTTTCTTGCTGACCATTGTCCGGGTGCGCCACCTTTTCCACCGGCCTTGATCTTGTTGAATAAGTTTTCACGCATACCGGGCTGTGTGTAGTTACCTGCGGCATTGACTGTGCTCCCGCCTTTAGCCATGTTCACTGCGTTGTACGGACCACTCTTAGCCATACCACCGCTCATCATATGCTTCTTGATTTCTTTAGGTGACTTGCCAGCTTTCTTCATTGAGATTGCGACAGCCGCTTGTTGAGCACGAGATTTGTACGGCATTATGGTCTAGCCTTTTTTTGTGCAGTTTTAGATAGTTCCTTAAAGTGATAAAGGTACTTACTGTTCTTTGTATGGCGAGCACCCGACATTAACTTACCGGATGGGTCTTTGTGTGTAGACCCACTGTGCTCTGTGCCATCTCTAAAGTAATGTTTTACACCTTTAGCCATTTGGTAAGAATACCTCCTCGACAGTAACAATGATACCTAAATCAGGATCATTACCACCAGCAGTATTGTCAGGTGTTGCTTTAATTGTGTCACCTTCTTCAAGCACGAGGAAAGATCCACTCAACTGAAGATAATCACCAGATGCTAAGTTCTTACTGCCTAGCACAGTGATTGGTGTACCGCTATCTGCATCATTCCAAACAACTGCAACATCCGATGCGTTTGATGTACCGTTAGATATAAATATCAAAGACATGTACGCAACAGTGTTTGGCGGGCACGTATATACAGTATACTCAGTAGCATCTAAAACGAGATGAATACCGTAGCTTTTAAATCGACTAGGACGGGTG